AGATCCGGTAAACGAACTTACAGGTTTGTTGCAAGACTGGACTACTAACAGGCAGTCAGCAAGGATTATAGATGATGTGTTTAATAAACTACCATTTACAGATGAGAAAAGAGAATACACATATTTCAGAATGGAAGACTTTTATAATTTTTGTAAACGAAATCACTGGGAGAAAGATAAAAATCAAACAGGTAATTTAATAAAACAATTAGATGAATTTGTAGGAGAAGAGAGAGTTAGAATAAAGAAACAACAACCAAGATTAATTAAAATAAAAACAATGAAACAGACAGAGGCGTCAGTTTCTAAAACAACATACCAGGAGGAACATTTTTAATGAATACATATACTGAAATTTTTGGTTTATTAATCATAACAATATTTATGTTTGAATTAATATAATGAAAAAATTTAACTTAACTAAAAAACAATTAGAACTTTTTAATTTTATTAAAAAATATATTGATGAAAACAATATGGCACCTTCTTATGAAGAGATGAAAATAGGTACAGGAGTATCTAGTAAGTGTTTAATTTTTGTAAAAGTTAATCAATTACAAGAAAGAGGGTGGATAGAAAAACTGCCAGGAAAAAATAGGAGTATAATAATAAAAATATGAAAACAATAATATTAGGACCACCAGGAACAGGCAAGACAACAACACTACTAAATTTAGTGGATGAATTTATAAAAGATGGAATAAGACCTAAACAAATTGGGTACTTTTCGTTTACTAAAAAAGCCGCAACTGAGGCGGCTAACAGAGCAGCTGAAAAATTTGGATTAGATGTAGAGAATGATCTATCATACTTTAGAACACTACACTCTTACGCATTCAATCAATTAGGTATGACAAAAGAAAAAATGTTAAGTGCGGATGACTACAAAGAGTTTGGAGAAAAATGTGGCATACCAATTAAGGTTGCAAAGTTTTCTGAAGGTGATGGCACATTTAATTGTGATAATGAGTATCTTACAATTATTAATACTGCAGCTGTAAAGAGAATGGACTTGTTAGATTACTATGATTCAAGAAAAAACATATTAGACATAGAAAGAAATACATTATTTTTATTAGCAGAAGAACTTAAAAAATTTAAAAAAGAAAAAGGTCTAAAAGATTTTAACGATCTGTTAGAAGATTTTATTGCAAAAGAAAAACACAATAAGTTTGAAGTATTATTTATAGATGAAGCGCAGGATCTATCTTTGTTACAGTGGGAAATGGTTAGAAAGATTTGGTCTAGGGCAGAGAAAACTTACATTGCAGGTGATGATGACCAAGCTATATTTAAGTGGGCCGGTGCAGACGTAGATCATTTCATAGCACTTAAAGAAGAAGTAGATGATATACAAACATTAGATCAATCATATCGTATACCTGGTGGACCTATACACGAACTATCACAAAACATTATAAACAAAGTACAAAATAGATTTGATAAACAATACAAACCTAGAGAAGAACACGGTATATTAAAAAGATATTCTGACATTACACAAGTAGATATGAGTGAGGGTAATTGGTTAATTTTGTCTTCTGCTAATTATTTTTTAGAAGATGCAAAAGATTTATGTGAGTTACAAGGATGGTATTATCAATACAAAGGACGTAACTCTATACCATTAAAATTATTACTAGCATTAAATAACTGGGAGCATTGGCGTAAAGGTGAAATATTAAATCACCTGGAGATAAAAAATATATATGAATACCTTGGATCAAATGTATTAGAGGGATTTAGAAAAGGTAAAACATTACACTCTGATGACAAGTACACTATAAAAGAATGTAAAGAGCATCACGGTTTAATAACAGAGAATGTTTGGTATGAATCTTTTGAAGGACTAGATTCTATCACAGAGAATTACATTCGTAATATGAGGGCGAATGGTGAAACACTAAATAAAAATCCTCGTATAACAATGTCAACAATACACGGAGCGAAAGGAGGAGAAGCTGACAAAGTTTTATTGATGCAAGATATAACAAACGCGGCGCTTGAAACATTTAGTTATGATCCAGATGAACTACATAGATTATTTTATACTGGAGCGACGAGAGCGAAGCGTGAATTGCACGTCTTAGATCCAAAAGATTTTGATCGAGCTTATATATTATGAAATGCTGGCACTGCAACACTCAATTAATTTGGGGTGGAGATCACGACACAGAAGATAATGAAGACTATGATATTGTAAGTAATTTATCTTGTCCGAATTGTCATTCGGCTGTTGATGTTTATCATCCTAGTGAAAAACTAATAAAAGAATATAAAGATTATGAGGAGAAAAAAAAATGACAAATAAAGAATATTTTATAAATTCGTTTGGAGAAAAAATGGAATTAAAAAATGATTATTCTAAATATAAAGATATGAAAGATTATTTTTTATCTGAAATATATGAATTTGGAGATACTGAAACTATTTTTAATATTAAGTTAAAAAAATTTGTTGATAGAGATTCTTCAGATGGAGTGGAGGCTGAAGAAATACAATCCGATAGAGCTTTCAAAGAATGGAATAGAACAGGAAAATATAAAGGAAAATATGACAAATAGTGAAATATTTAAGAAGGCTGCATATGATTCGTTAGATAAGCAGGTAGGCGGGAAGCACTACAAGAATATGAAGATTCAACCTGCTGAATTTATTAACGAAAATAAGTTGCTATTTGCGGAAGGCAACGCTATAAAATATATCTGCAGACATCAATCTAAAGGAAAAGAAGAGGACGTGAAGAAGGCAATACACTATTTAGAAATGATACTTGAAAGGGACTATTCGTGAGAAGTACCCAGATACCGTTGTTTACTCCACAAACAGAATGGGTTATGCCAGAAGAGTTAAAAGATCTTCGTGGGCATAAAGAAATAGCAATTGATTTAGAGACCAATGATCCACATTTAATGACTCTAGGGTCAGGTAATATTACCGGTAGAGGCCATATTGCTGGCGTTGCGGTGGCCGTAGAGGGCTGGTCAGGGTATTTTCCTATCAATCACGAGTCTGGTGGTAATATGGATAAAAAATTAGTTTTATCTTGGCTACAAGATGTTTGCAATCAACCTGATACTACCTTTATTTTTCACAATGCAATGTATGATGTTTGTTGGTTAAGATCAGCAGGGGTTATAGTTAAAGGTAAAATTGTAGATACTATGATTGCAGCGTCTTTAATAGATGAGAATAGATTATCTTATGCATTAAATACGTTAGCTAAGTTTTATGTAGGTATAGGTAAAGATGAAAGTATTTTAACTGCAGCTGCAAAAGAATATGGATTGGACCCTAAAAAAGATATGTGGAGATTGCCAGCGCTTTTTGTTGGGCAGTACGCGGAGCGTGATGCGGAAGCTACTTTAAAATTATGGCAAAGATTAAAAATAGAATTATATAATCAAGAACTAATGGATGTCTTTACATTAGAGACAAAACTATTTCCTTGTTTAGTTGATATGAGATTCAAAGGTGTAAGAGTTGATCTTGAGAAAGCAGATAAAATTAAAAAAAATCTTATGCAACGTGAGTCTAAAATCATAAGTAAAATCAAAGACTTAACAGGAATTGATGTAGAAATACACGCAGCTAGAAGTATTGCAAAAGCATTTGATAAATTAAAGATGCCGTATGACAGGACAGAAAAAAGTAAAGAACCAAGTTTTACAAAAAACTTTTTACAAAACCATCCACACGAATTACCAAAACTAATTGCAGATGCGAGAGAGATTAACAAAGCGCATACAACTTTTATAGATTCAATTACTAAGCACGCAGTTGATGGTAGAATACACGCAGACATAAATCAAATACGATCAGATGCAGGCGGGACCGTGACTGGTAGATTCTCTATGAGCAATCCAAACTTACAGCAAATTCCAGCGAGGCATCCGGAACTCGGACCGATGATAAGATCTATATTTATTCCAGAAGAAAAAACTACTTGGGGATCGTTTGACTACTCACAACAAGAACCAAGAATTTTAGTACACTATGCAAAACTACAAAACTTATCTGGTGTAGATGAAATTGTAGAAGCATACAATCAAGGTGATGCAGACTTCCACCAGGTTGTTGCAGATATGGCAGGTATTGAACGTAAGCAGGCCAAAACAATTAATCTTGGTTTGATGTATGGTATGGGTAAAAATAAATTAATGGCAGAACTAGGATTGATGAAAGAATCCGCAGAAAAACTAATTAGACAATATCACACGAAGGCACCCTTCGTTAAACAATTGATGGACAATGTATCTCGTAAAGCAAATGATCGTGGTAAGATTAGAACTTTACTTGGTAGAGCCTGTCATTTTGATTTGTGGCAGCCAGTACAATTTGGTGTGTTCAAACCATTACCATTAGAACAAGCTAGAAAAGAATATGATGAACCTTTAAAACGTGCATTTACTTACAAAGCATTAAATAAATTAATACAAGGATCAGCGGCAGATATGACAAAAAAAAGTATGGTAGCATTATATGAAAATGGTATAATACCACACATACAAATTCACGATGAAGTAGATATTTCTATTGAGTCACCGGAAAAAGCAGAGGAAGTTATAAACATTATGGAATCTGCAGTAGAATTAAAAGTTCCAAACAAAGTGGATTATGAAAAAGGAGATAATTGGGGCGATATTAAATAATGGCAACTTATTTAAATTCAGATATACCACCCATTTATTGTAAAATAAGGAAGGAATATTTATATGATTTTGAAAAACATCACGGAGAGTCTGAAGACTGTTGTATCTTTTCTATTAGCTCTATTACAGATCGCGCACTCTTATTTAACATTATGCTACCAAATGGTGCGTGTTTTTGGAGACTGCCTATATCAGCGTTTTTTCAAGAAAAATTTGATAGAAGCAAAGTGCCCGATATGCCTATCGACCAACTTCAATTGTGGAATTGCTTTAGTTATTATCCTAGTGTTCATTGCTTTAGTTTTTTAAGAGGTAAACGTGGAAAATATTTTGGCAAAGATAAAAAAAATTACCCATTCGAATATTTATTTACAATTGATTGGGCTCATCCGGAAAGTAATATCCTGGATACAGAACATTCTGAAATTCCTGCTGAACATAAGTGTGCGCATATATTGGCTCTTGATGACGGCAATTATGCAGCTCAGCCTAATAATCGCATTCTGTGGGATGCTCCTAACTACACTGTTGGTAACAGGGTACCTGACTATTATGTCCAAACTACGAGATGGAATGTCGAAAATAAAGATTGGCTGACAGAAGATTCCAAAAAAATGTTCTACCAAACAGAAGACAAATAATATAAAATATATCACCGTGCAGAAGAAAATGAGGAAATATTATGGAGATAGCCAGGATGGATTACAGATTCACAGCAGTGTTGATAGTATTGCTATGTCTATTAGCTATCTTTGGAGGTCCAAGTGGATATTAAACGTAAGCTCTCCTTATTCTTTCATAAACTATCACTAGCGTGGTTATCGTGTATGATATTTATGGTGCAAGGTAATTTACCTGCACTAACTTCAGCTCACGCTGTCATTGCAACGCGGACCGGTGCGATCACTGGTTTTTTAGTTGTGCTTATGTCTTTTATACCCTGGAAGTTTCATTACAAATTACCTATACTTATGTTTATAGGTTGTTTTACTGCAGATATATTATCTCATTCAACTCATTTTGGACAATATTGGTCTGAAGCTGCGTGTACTGCATTATTGGCAGCAGTGTTTTCATATGTTATAACGTTATCTCCTGCGGGTAAAAAATTAGAGGAGTATATAGGTGGCAAATAAACCATTAGATATTGGAGAAGAAGCAAGAGTACAGATGCCGATGAAGACGGTAGCTAGCCTTATAATTTTAGTTGCAATGGGTGTGTTCGCATATACTGAATTGACGGCTAGGTTAGTTTCACTGGAGACATCAAGAGAATTATTTACAAATGATTTGTTAAAAAAATCTGAACAGGTCCCTACTGATCAGGAGCAACATTTTTTAATTGAGGATCTTTATAAAACCGTAGAGAAAATGGAAGAAACTCAAGAAATGAATATGACTAACAAAGTTAATATAGAATTTTTAAGAGAACAATTGGACAAAGCATTAAAAGATATAGAAGATTTAAAAGATAAGGTAAGAGCAAATGGAAAGAATTACTAGACAAGTTGTAAAATACATTTCTGATATGGAAAAGAAAGCAAAGCAAATGAGCTTTGTTAAAAATTTAAAAAAAGAAGTTGAAACCGGTAAGAATGGTACACAAAAATATGTTATCAAACAAGGTGAAAACAAAGGTAAAATAGTATGACGGAATTAGTGGTAGCATTAATTATGATTGTACACGGAGAAATTAAGGAGGCACGTATTCAACTTTCGATGTCTGAATGTTTAAAAGGTAAAAGAGTCGCAAAACGTGATGCTAGATCGCACGTAAAGTATCAATGCCTGAAGCAAATGGCAGAACTTGAGACAAATATAGATGGATCTTTTTCAATTAAGAAGTTAATATTAGAATAATGAAAAATTGTAAACAGTGTAAAAAAGAATTCGAACCAAAAGACGAATTAGATATGTTTTGCAGCCAGGACTGTAAGGAAGAAGCTTTAGCTGATCTTGACAATGACAGCGATGAGTGCTTAAGCTGTCAGTAATGTCAAAAAGAAAAAAAATTACAATCAAAACAGAAGTAGTCAATGGTAAATGTCCAACGTGTGATGAGTTCACAACGATGGTAAATATCGATGTAGTATTTTTTAGATGTATGAATTGTGGAGCAGATTTAGAACAACACGTTAATGGTAAGATAACTTATCTACCGGTGATCACTGCACCTAAAGGAGCAAAACCATTTGTTAAAGAATGGCTAGATGAAGAATAATGGCAAAGCAAAAATTTACCCATTTCGTACCAAGAGATAAGCCTAAGAAGCGTCGTGGCGTTCATACAAAATCATTAAACAAACACAAAAAATTACAAAAAAAATTGACACGTTATAAGGGCCAAGGTCGTTAGATGAAATTCCTACTTACGGTGTTCATCTGCTCTGCAATGAGCGGAGAGTGCTACACCAACAAAGATTATCCAAAAGTATTTCCAGATCATTACGATTGCATACGTGCAGGGCTATCAGAGTCTTACGAGATTATATATGCAGAGGGTAATTTTACTAAAGATGAAATAAACAACAACCAGTTGTATCCTAAATTTACCTGTATTCCTCAAAAAGAGGAAGAAAAAATTACTACTTAAGAATCATTCTAACTTGTCTGCCCGTCCCAAGAAAGGGACGAACAAACAAAAGGTGTGAGAAGAGATCATAATTTTATATTAAAAATTATTTACTTGCAACACTTGTTTTATTATTGTAAATTCCCATATATGAGAAGAACAAAACAAAGAAAGGAATACAATGGCAGATCCTGCAAAATATAAATCTCTATCAGTACCCAAAGAAGAT